TCTCCAACAACAAGTTTTTCAACTCATTGAAGGAGTTCGTACCATACTTTTGGGCTTCCTTGAAAACATTAGGTGCAAGCCTGGTTCCAGATCTAACCCTTAAGAACCTATTCTTTACTAGTCGGGCAGGTCCCAATCATCCAAATGCTGTCTTAGGCGCTGCCAGAGACGCACATGTGTGGTTTTATTCCGCACATGAATCAGGTTTTGCTTCGCGAAATCTAATTCTTGAATGGTTGGACATGATCGGTGAAACCCGAATGAGGAAAGTATTCCGTCACGCTGCTAAGAGGTACGAGCTTACTAGCTCTATGCTTCGCTCCGTTGCTGGCAATAAAAATATTGCCAATTTCAACTTGATTGCGAATTTGTTCGGTTTAGATCGAACTCAGTCCTCTCAGGGCGATTTAACGGGCAGCACTTTCCCAGCGGTACTCGGTCGACTCCACTGCTTATACGAGGCAGCGGGGAAGATTCGAATAGTCGCTATCGTCGACTATTGGACTAACATGTGTCTGAAGCCATTACATGATTGGATGTTTAAAATCCTTTCAGTTCTGCCAACGGACGCTACGTTTGATCAAGAGGGACGATTAAGGGAGTTCACACGACGTGGTTATAGGGATGTTTGGTCTTTGGACCTCTCATCTGCTACTGACCTAATCCCGTTAGCATTGTATAGAGCCCTTTTCGAGGAGATCCTGGGTACCAAAACCACATCTCTGTGGCTTGATCTTCTTGTCGGTCGGGACTTTCTCTGTCCAAAGGAATTTGGACTACCGAAAGGCGCCCGTATTAAATATGGTACAGGGCAACCTATGGGCGCTCTGTCATCATGGTCATCAATGGCCATGGTGCATCACCTTCTCGTGCAGTTCTCTGCATGGCGGGTTACCCAAGCGGGTCTTGCTACCATGAATCTTAGTCTCCAACAGATACGTCGTATTGGTTGGAAACCAGGGACTTGGTTTCAAGATTACCTAATCTTGGGCGATGATCTAGTAATAGCTGACAAACAGGTCGCAGAAGCATACATTGAGGTGGCAACAGCACTAGGCGTAAAGATAGGACTAGCCAAATCGTTTATAAGCGATAAGGGTTTCCTAAACTTTGCGAACCAATCATACGTTGGTGAAACTAACGTATCTCCCCTATCATTTAAAGAGATGATAGGCGTCG